ACCACCAAAGTCATTCGCCTTGTTTCCTGTTATTGTCCCGCCTGTTATCGTACAGGTTGCAGCATACGAGCTGTTATCAATAGCACCGCCACAAGTAACTGCACCGCAATTTTTTATATTGCAGTTATTGATTTCAACCTGTGAATCCCCCTGTATTTCAATAGCACCGCCCGCAAGGGCATAACTGTTTTCAAAAGTACAATCATTGAACACGCATGAACCTGACTGAATTTTTACCGCACCGCCAACACTCCCGCTACTTGAATAATTTTCACTATTTCCAAAATCATTGAACTTGCAATTTGTGAAAGTTGTTTCATACTTGCTTGTTATCCAAGAATAGGATGAAGCAATCCCACCACCATCAAATGTTATATTCGTTACCGCTTCATTGATGTATTCAAAAGCAATACGGCTATCTGCTGAACCTCTCTTTATGGTCAAATGCTTGGAACTGCTGCCGATTTTAACATCAGTACCTAAATCAATTTCACCATGAACAACAATTATATCACCATCCTGTGAATACTGTACTGCATCCTTGAAATCATACCAACTTGATACAGAATGAATAGTTGATGTTGTTTCTGCTTTGACTGCCATACTCACCAAATTCACACACAACAGGCATACCAATAGCACACTGACCACAATCTTCTTTTTCTTCATCTTCTGAAACCTCCAAAATAATATTTTCCCCATATGACAGGGTAAAAGTATTATATCAGGGATTCATATAACGCTTATATAAACGCTTGGTTGAATTACTTGATAAACTAAAAGCACGGCTATTTGACCGTGCTTTTTAGTCCCAATGTTCCCCGTTTTTGGGGTATAATTCCAAAATATCATAAAAGTTTGGAATATCTGCAATCTGCTTTCCATCTTTTAACGCCGTCAACACTCTAATCTTTTCATCCAGTAGTTCATCACTGTCTAAATCAAAAAATTGTGTCATTGTAGGTGGAAAATCAACTTCTGAAAACAACTGTCTGACCTTGATACCCTTTTCATCTTTCATATACTCTGTAAATTCTTTCTTTAATTCTTCCGGGGCATCCTCTGTCAGATGCCAGTTGTCAGGTTCAGGGACAAAAAAAGGACTATCCCAAAATGACGGCATTGATTGTGACATATTACTTCACCCCTTTTTTATTTGCCTTAATAATATCATCTTTCAAGCCAAAACAAAAGTCCCTGATCTGCACCAAGGACTTTTGCATTTCCTGTGTTTTATCCTATCCTATCCACAACAATGAATTTCTGACCTTCTTGCTGTCTTATCAGAATGACGCCATCACCGACTGCCAAGCCATTGTGTACGGTGACTTCAATCGTTCCGACAGCATGAACGTGTGACGGGGAAACTGGTGCTGTCCCTGAATTTACATCCCCGGTATAGTAATAATTCTTGATATTCCCCGCCGTTATCTTAGTTTTGAAATCTGTTACATTCCTTGAAAGTACAAGTTGTTTTTCAGTAAGAATCATCTTCTGTTCAACATTTATCTGTAACGGGGATGCAGATATAACCTTTCCAAAACATACATTTACAGGTTTTGTTGATTCTACCGCTTCAACCGCTGCTTGATGTACTTTCTTGATAATTCCTTTTGCATCAGGCAATAAACTCACCCCCTCTAAGTGTCAAATCCATCCAATGTTCACCTTCCTTGTAAGTGTGCTTGCACTTTTCAACAAGCATCCAGTTTTTCACTTTCATATCACCAAGGTCAAGGTTAATGACAACCATTGAACCCGCCCGCACTCTGTTGTCACCCAAAGCATTGGTGATCTTCAAGTTACGGGTTTTCTTGTTATACAGTTTCAAAAGGGCATCTGCCTTTGCTTGACCATTTTCACCTTTCTGTAAGGTATCAAAATACTGCAAAATGCCCCATTTATTGATATTAGAAGAATCCTGTGTGATATAAACATCACGCTTTTTAGTATCTTCATTGTCATAGGTCAACTTGATTTTGTTATAAGTATTACTGTCGATAGATGAAGTATATTCAAAATCTTGCCCTGTTTCTTCATCAATCATTAAGTACGCCCCCGGAACACCCACATACATAGATGACAGGCTTTTCAGGGTAAGTTTTCCAAAATCGTCATATAACACATACATTTCCCCGGTGTTAGTCAGTGTCAGGTCAAGAGCATTTGTTATCATTTCAAACAGTTCACTGTTTTCTTCAATTCTTGATTCAATGACATACCCTGTATCATCCAGTGTACCAAGGTTCAGGGCATAATCATCTGCAATCATTTTTACAAATTGTGATGCAGTTTTATTTTCATAAACCTTAGTGTCCTTATTTTTCAAATATCTTAACTGATCGTAGGCGGTGACAGTAATGATCTTGTCCTTACTTCTTTGCTGCTTAAATACAAAACCAAAGAATACATTGTCACCGTCTACCTTCATCCTGACTGGACTACCTTCTGAAAAATCAAGAATGTTGTCATACAGGACTTTGAAAACCAGTTTGCCGGGGGTGTTTTTTCTTTCTGTTGACCATTCAATACCTTCCTGAACAACAGGTTGATATACTTTTGTTCCTGATTCATTCCCAACCAGTAGTTCAACGTACATTGAACAACACCCCTTTCTTATGCTGCCGGAATGGTCAAAACCTGTCCCGGATAAATTA